CATCAAGTCCATACCAAAGCAAGGGATTATCTCCTCTCCTACCTGTGGTGTCTTAGGATATATTATATTGTTATGAATATTAAGTTGCTTGCCATCCCATATATCTACATGCCTAGACTTGAGGAAGTACTTACCACTGTATAAGTCAGCAGTTAACTTAGTACCTTTCTTATTCTCCCAAGTTGCATGATTGGATTCAAATTTCAGGTCAGGGAAGGTATCAAAGACAGCTTCCCTATAACCTGACCACAAATCAGTCATAGTAAATTACATATTATACTATCTATTCAACGTGGATAACTCCCTTCATACCTGCACCCTCATGAGGTGCACATTTGAAGTTAAAGTCTCCCTTATCAGCAAACACAATCTCTTGTGTTTCACCTGGACTAAACATCAATGATTCTCTTGATAGATCTTCTCTACCATCAACGATGATGTTGTGAGGGGGTAAGGCATTATTGATGAATGTAACTGTATCTCCAGCAGAGACG